TTCAAAAATAAGGGTGGAGTATCGTTAACAGAAACTCATAAAATGAATTTAAGTGCATCCTTAAAGGGTAGGGTAGCTTGGAATAAGGGTAAATTAATGACCGTGGAATATTGTCAAAAATTGAAAGCCGGTCATACTGGAAAGAAAAGACCTAAACAAAAACCAAGCTCCAACGAGTTAAGATCAAATGCTTTAAAAGGAAGAATTCCTTGGAACAAAGGTCTTAAATTAGGAACGCAAGTTTCTATAAATTGAAAGGGGAAAAGATATGCTAGATGCTATCAAACCGTTACTTGATAGCGGACTCATTAACGAAGATATCAGCCGAGAACTTAACGAAGCTTGGCAATCTAAGTTAAATGAAGCCCGCGAAACGCTGAAAGCCGAACTCCGCGAGGAATTCGCACAGCGTTATGAGCATGACAAATCAGTAATGGTGGAAGCTCTTGATCGTATGATCTCCGAAGGTCTACAACAGGAAATTCAACAATTGCAAGAGGAAAAGAAAGCAATTGCTGAAGACCGCGTTCGTTCACAGGCCAAACTTCGTGAAAATGCTACTAAGTTTAACAATTTCATGATTACAAAATTGGCTGAAGAACTAACAGAACTTCGTAAAGATCGTCAAATGCACACCGAAGGTATGCAAAAGTTGGAAAACTTTGTGGTGCATCAGTTAGCTCACGAAATCACAGAATTTGCTCAGGATAAACGCGATTTGGTTGAAACTAAAGTCCGTCTGGTCAGTGAAGCCAAAGACAAATTACAACAACTGAAACAGCGATTCATTGAAAAATCCGCAGCAAAAATGAACGAAACAATGAGTCAACATCTCAAGAGTGAACTCTCCCAACTCTACGAAGATATTAAAATTGCTCGCGAGAACAATTTTGGTCGTCGTATTTTTGAAGCTTATGCCGCAGAATTTGGCGCTACATACCTCAATGAACGCGCTGAAGTACGCAAATTAAACAGCATAATCGAATCCAAAAATCAACAGTTGGAAGAAGCCACCAAATCACACCAACAAATGAAAAAGTTAGTTGAAAGTAGAGAACAACAACTACGCATCCTGAAAGAGTCTAATACAAGAAATCAACTTATGGAGGATCTCTTGGCACCACTTAATCAGGAAAAACAGGAAATTATGCGTAACTTGTTAGAAAGCGTTCAGACACAAAGACTGAAATCCGCTTTCGAAAAATATTTACCGGCTGTATTGGCTGAACAGAAACGAGCAAAGACTATTATTGCTGAATCTGTTTCGTCAGTCACCGGTGATAAATCTGCCCAAAACAAAGAACAAACACAAAATGACAGCCGTTATAATGTGATTGAAATCAAACGTTTAGCAGGGCTTTAATTAAAAGGAGACAATATAATGTCAAAAGTTTTACTTGAAGATCGTTGGGACGAAACTAAAGAAGCCTTGCTTGAAGGTCTTAAAGGCAGTCGTCGCAATAGCATGGGTGTTATCCTTGAGAACACTCGTAAATACCTAAAAGAAAATGCCAGCAGCGGCTCAACCGCAGCAGGTAATATCGCTACACTGAATCGCGTGATTCTGCCAGTGATCCGTCGTGTGATGCCTACCGTTATTGCTAACGAATTAGTGGGCGTTCAACCTATGACGGGTCCAGTCGGTCAAATCCACACACTCCGTGTTCGTTATGCTAATACCATGACCGATAGCAGTGCTGCTAATACCAGCACTGTGGCCGGCGAAGAAGCACTTAGCCCATTTAAGATTGCTACAGCTTACTCATCCGCTAGCACAGTTACCGCTGGCGTTGTACAAGCTGGTCAGTCAATCTACGGTGGCGCTAATACAACTACACTGGAAGGTTCAGGCGGTCGTCAGATTTCCGTCCAGATCCTGAAACAGGCTGTTGAAGCTAAAACTCGTAAACTCCAGGCTCGCTGGACTTTTGAAGCCGCTCAAGACGCACAAGCCATGCACGGCATTGACGTCGAGGCTGAAATCATGGCCGCTCTTGCTCAAGAGATTACCGCTGAGATTGACCAGGAGATCCTCCTGAGCCTTCGCAGCCTTGCTAGCACAGAGTTTACTTATAACCAGGCCACAGTGTCCGGTACCGCTACATTCGTTGGCGACGAACATGCTGCTCTTGCTGTTCTTATCAACCGCATGGCAAACTTGATCGCCCAACGCACACGCCGCGGCGCCGGTAACTACGCAGTTGTTAGCTCTGCTGCTCTTACTGTACTACAGAGTGCTACAACTTCAGCTTTTGCCCGCACTACAGAAGGCACTTTTGAAGCTCCAACAAATACCAAATTTGTTGGTACACTGAACGGCGCTATGCGTGTGTTCGTTGATAGCTATGCTTCAGATACAACTCCTGTTCTGGTTGGCTATAAGGGTAGCTCAGAGGCTGACGCTCCTGCGTTCTACTGCCCATACATTCCATTGATGAGCAGCGGTGTTGTACTTGATCCTACAACATTCGAACCAGTTGTGAGCTTTATGACCCGCTACGGGTACATAGAGCTCACGAACACAGCATCTTCGTTCGGTAACGCCGGAGATTATGTGGGTGAAATTGCAGTCAGCAATCTGTCGTTTAGTTGATCGATTAGTATTGTGTATTATCAAAAAACCTGCTTCGGCAGGTTTTTTGTTGACTATTTTTCCTATAATATGTTATATTGTATTAACAAACATAAATACTATTATGAACAAATATCAAACTTGGTATCAAAATATTACAAATCGGGCTCGTGGTTGCATACTAGATTGCTATACAGAAAAACATCACGTTATACCGCGTAGCCTCGGCGGCACCGACGATACTGGTAATCTAGTGGACCTTACAGCAAGAGAACATTTCATATGCCATTGGCTGTTAGTTAAAATGAACTCAGGTGAGGATAGAGCAAAAATGGTCTATGCACTGAGGATGATGAGAGCAGAAAAGATCGGGCAACACAGATACAAAACTAAAATTACAGCCAGAGTATATGAGAATATTAAACAAGAATATGCAATTATACAATCGGTTAAAGTAACTGGTAAAGGAAATGGTATGTGGGGAAAGACTCATAGCGAGGAAGCTCGCCAACGTATAAGTGAGGCTAATACAGGCAGAGTGCAACCACTAGATGAAAAAGAAAAACAAAAAGCGGCCATTACAGGACGTAAAAGAAAGCCATTCTCAGATGAATGGCGAGCCAATATGTCTGCAGCAAAGCAAGGCGAGAACAATAATAGGTACGGTGTAAAAATAACCGAAGATACTCGTAAAAAAATGCGTGAAAAAGCCATCGGTCGTAAGCAGTCAGCAGAAACTGTACAAAAGAAAGCCGATGCTATCCGTGGCAGCAAGCGTGAGAAGAAGCTGTGCCCACATTGCGATCAACAGATAGCTGTAAACACCTATCCCAGATTCCACGGAGACCTTTGCCGCCACCGTGCATAAATACAGCATGGCCAATTCACCCCCACCCTACAGCAACATAACCGGCATCAGCCGCACAGTGATGAAAGACAATGCCCAGGAAACCCTGGCCAACTACGACGGCAACGCCAGACCCGGTGAAATGGTAGTAGACCTCACCACAGATCCACCCACACCCTATATCGGCAACACAGCCGGACAGCTCACGCTGTTGACCTCGGCCGGCAGTTATGGCAACACACAAGTGGCCGGGTTCCTGGACGCAGGACTGGTAGGCGACATCATACCCAACGGTAACAGCACTCATAGCCTGGGCAATTCAACCAACTACTGGGCAAATCTTTGGGTGGCCAACAACACCATATACATCGGTGGCGTGTCCATGGGCATGACCGCAGGCAATGTGCTCACAGTCAACGGCAATGCAGTTTTAACTAATAACAGCAATACTACTGTATCAACCACTGGTAACATCACAGCCAACTACTTCCTTGGCAATGGTAGTCAGTTGACTGGCATCTCTGTCAGTACTGGCAATGTGACCTTTAGCAATCAGGCTGTTGTAGGCACTGGTTCCCAGGATGGCAGTGGTGGCCTGTACCTGGCTCCGGGTACTGAAAGTGTGGGCAATTTACAATACCTGCGAGTGCGTGGTGGTGATGTTGCCACACACATACACCTTGACACTGGTAACAACACTTATTTTGATCAATACTTTGGCGATGACAACAAGTATGTGAAACTGGCCAACACTGGTAACATTGTCGTCAATACCAACAACCTTGTAGACGCCTCGGCACAATGGACATTTGGTGTTGATGGTAACTTGACATTACCATTAGGCAGTATTGTTTATGAAACCAACATTCCAGACCAATCACTTAGTGGTAGTGCTATTGCTTTAAAACCAATAGGTGGAACTACTGCCAATCAACAGTTATTAATATATCCAACAGCGGCTGACGGTGACCATATACATATGACAAGTGGAAACTTATATGCAACTGAGTTGTTCTTAGGCAGTGATAACTTCTATGTTAAGTTAGCAAATACAGGTAATGTTGTCGTTAACAGCAATGATGCGGCAGGCAATGCCGCACAATGGACTTTTGATACCACAGGTAACCTAACAGTTGCAGGCAACATCAACTTTGGCGGTGACGCCAGTGCAGGACCCAGTTTCAACGATTTCGCCAGTGTAACTTCGGCGGCCAACTTTGCCATCGTCACTGATTCGGCCGACACAGCCCCGACCTGGAACTTTGACTCAACCGGCAACTTGTCTGCTCCAGGTAATATTGGTGCTGTTGGCAATATCACCGGCAACTACATCTTTGGTAATGGTAGTCAACTCACTAATGTTACAGCATCGGTTCCCAGTCAAACAATTCTACCCACTATACAAACCATCACGGTTGAGGCCAGGCCAGCCGGTTTGTTTGGTGGCGGCACAGGGGGTGCCAATGTAACAGTGGCCAATACTATTCCAGTAACTGAATATGGTGTGATCATAACCGATGGCACAGTAAGTGAAAAGTATAAGACTGGTAGTTTGGGCAGCATTCCAGGAACAGTATCATTAACTTTTACGACTGGGTTGAATTCCGCACAGTTTACGGTTTTTGCTTATGTGACCAGCAATGCAGGCACATTCTATTCAAATTCAGCCACCGGAACTTCGGGCATTTGCTTGTTGGCTGGAACACAGATCGCACTCAGTGACGGCTCATACAAATCTATAGAAGACATCACCTACCATGACAAACTGTTAAGCTGGGACTTTGATCGTGGTTGTTATGCAGAAACCACTGCTGTGTGGATCAAACGGGGAGAAACTGGAAGTCAGTATAACCTGCTCACATTCAGTGATGGCACAACTCTACGCACATTTGATCAGCATCGTATCTTTAACAAACAAGCCGGAGCATTTACCTATCCAATGACAGAGGCAACTCCCATTGGAACTGTCACAGTCAACGAACATGGGCAAGAGATTACCTTGATCAACAAGCAGGTGATTGTAAATACCATTGAATACTACAATGTTATCACAGACCATCACATGAATCTGTTCTCTGACAGTGTATTAACATCATGCAGATTCAACAATATCTATCCTATAACAGATATGAAGTTTGTCAAAGATGGCAGAAAATTACGCACAAGAACGGAATTTGAAAATATTCCAGATAGATTCTTCCATGGTCTGCGATTAGCAGAACAAACAACAGACATTGAAACTGTTGAATGGTATGTGAACAGACTAATATCAACTGAAGTGTCAACCCAATTAGAACTGACATTTTGAAAATACTGTTTTTAGATCATTACGGAGTGATGTGTCTCAGTGCCAGAGAAATTGTAAGAACTGAACACAGCATGCCTACCGGTGATGAATTTTCTGACAACACATTGGTAGCTGGTTTGCACAATTTTAATCCTGAAGCGGTCAATGTGCTCAATCAACTGTTAGACATCTCTGGTGCTGAAATTGTGATTTCCAGTGATTGGAAATTACGAGCCACACTGGACCAGATGTCGGAATTTTATCATGCTCAAGGAGTGACTAAGACTCCTATAGATTATACTGCTTGGCTCCCGACCCATTCTAATTATCATGTTCAACGTGCCCAAGAAATAGCAGATTGGCTCGGGCAGCATCCAACAGTCACTCATTGGGCCGCGGTAGATGATCTGTATTTGGGCTATTGGCTGACAAACTTTGTTTGGGCAAAGAATGTGCATCTAGGAATCACAGACCCCGATGTGCAACAACAACTTCAAACTTATTTTTGATCAATCTACCAGATTGATCCGCAATTTTGCAGGTCAGGCACATGTTGGACTTGTGTAAATGATAGAATTCCCAGGTGACCAGTGTCGACACCGCACACCTGTATAAATAACACATCGAACCAAGGAACTCCCCGATGACAATCAAACCTGTGCTAGTGCCCGACCATGACGCAGCTGACCTGCGTAAGCTGATGGACCACTTTGCCACAGCAGCCCAAACGGCCACGCCGGCTGCACAAGCCAACCGAATAAGACAACAGCTTCAAGAAGCCCGACCAGATGTAGAAGAAGGTATAAACGAAGACCTAAGTCCTGAAATTAAAAAATTAAACAAAACTTATAAAAAACTATTTTCAATAATAGCCTACGACAAGAATGGAAAGAAGCTAATGTCTGGACCCAAGGCCCACAAAGAAGTTTCTCGCCAACTTGGTGTTGACCCCGATGATATGGATGAATACCTTAGGTTAGAATACTATGACTTTTTTGACACCGTCAACAAAGAATGGGAAAAACAAAAAGGTAATCGCAAAGAACATTATAGTAACGAAATCTACGGTAAGGTTGACGCAGATTCCACTAAGATCAAAGAAGCCCGTCCAGATGTCATTCGGCAATGCTGGCGATTATGTTGGCGAGATAGCCGTATCCAATCTCAGTTTTTCTTGAGATTACCAAACTTTCCAGGGATGGGAAGTCAAAAAGGGCCGGAAGGCCCTTTTTTGCTAAGTAACCCAATCAATATCGAGCTAAATAATTGAAATCAAGGAAAGACTGCAATGACTGTATATGCAAATTTAGTTAATGGGCAAGTAGCCGGTGTTTATGATTTATTACCCAAGACTTGGAACGGTAATGAAAATTTTGATGTTATCAGTGCTCAAAATCCCGCGTTTATGCGTGTCAATGGATTCAGAAAAATCATAAGAGATACCACTGACTATGACAAAAATACGCATTATATGAGTGATTTTCCATCTTATACGGTAGATAATGATGAGGTCTACGAACATAGGGAAATTATACAAAAACCACCAGTCGTATCGCCTACCCGAGACGAGTTATTAATTGAAGTTAGACAAAAAAGAGATCAATTAATGCGTAATTTTGAATGGCGATATGTCAGATACGAACGACAACAAAGATTGAATTTAACAGTTACCGATGATATAACCGCCATGGATCAGTATATGCAAGCATTGGCGGATATCACAGAACAAACAGATTTAGATAATCTTCAATGGCCAGTTTACAATTCGTAATATGATACAACAAAAAATTCTCAATGAAATTAAAAGAAATTTTACAGGAAAGTTGGCCAGGACGCAATCGCAATCGTATCTATCAACTTCTCATAGATACCATTGATTCTGGACCATTTGATGGCGGGTGTGTGGTGTTTGCACAGGCATTAAAAATGAAGCATGGTGGTCTCATTGTTGTGCTGCTAAATAAAAACGGGCAAGCAGACCATGCTGCGGTAAAAATTGATAATATTCTAATAGATGCAGATGGTCCGGCAGAGATAGATGCATTTATCAAACGATTTGAAAAAAACGAACGGGTTGAAATTTCAGGAATCCGTCCTTTACGAGATGGTGACTTGCCTGATGCCCCAAGAGACTTAGAACTCAGTGACAAGATAGCAAAATTATTATGATTTTATAATAGCAGTTTTATAACAAATTTCAAAATCTAAGAACTATTATATTAGATTTTGTATAAATATTTCTATATCGGGATAATACAATGAGCTATTTACGACAAGGATCATATCAACCAGGTACTACCACTAATTTTACTACATCAGGAACCAGTCAGGTCACTGCAACAGTAGGAAATACCACTAGCATAGTGCGTGTTAGTTGCACTAAGGCTATATATGTAGAAATTGGATCTGCTCCTACTGCCACAACAGACAGTCTTATGATACCCGATAGTGGAACAGAATTTTTTGCTGTAGAGCCCGGGATAGACAAGGTCGCAGTATTACAAGTTTCTGCTGCTGGTGTAGCTAGTATTACAGAATTAGCAGTGTTATCATAAAAGAGGAATAACATGAAAGATTTTAGAGAATTAATTAATATCATTGAGCAAAATGTCTTACCAGCTCCCATGGAACCCACATATCGAATTGATCCCAAGACCGGACAAAGCGTGCCTGATATTGATTACAAATTAAATCCTGGGATGAAACCAGCACCAGAGCCCTCTGATTTGCCTCGGTTAGATGCACCCATGGAACCCACTTATCGAAAAGATCCACGGACCGGTCAAATGGTTCCAGACATAGATTACAAATTAAATCCTCAAATGAAGCCCGCTGAGCCTGCAGTGAAACCACAATCCAGACCTGTGCCCAAAGCTCCAGCTTCTGGCAGTTTACCTTCGAGCTCTGCTCCTAAAGCACCGTCGGTGCCAAGAATGCCCACTGTACCAGCACCTAGTCAAGGTGTCAAAAAAGTCACAGAAACGCAATTAGATCAGATATCAGAACAGTTAGTGTCAGAAATAGCAAAGACTGTAAATGTTGCCACTAAAAAGAAAAACCAACGAAAACATCTCAGAAGGGCAGCAGAAAAATATCAAGCACATCTGATAAAAACATTGCCACAGTTAATGAAGTTTCTTGAACGGTCAGTTGAGGGATGGCGACCTTCTGAAGAACAAATGATGGCTGCTATCAAAACTGCATACAATGTAATGAAACATACAGGTGATAAAAAACAAGCAGGCAAGGCCATGATGGACGAATTGAACACTTTGCATAGAATGAGTCAAGGTCAGCAAGGTGTAGCGGAAGGCAACAGATTTGATGAGCCACTAACAGGCTATCACATTGTGTATAAAAAATCTGGTAAGCCAG